TTGGACTTATTGGACTTATTTTTATTTTATCATTTTTTTATTATTAAAAATTTTATTTAAATTTATTATATTATTATAATGTATATAATATAATGTTTAAAGTCCAGTCTAACGGAAATGCTTATGTGCCTTCTAAATCTGTTGCCTTAAAACCCGATGTTGTTTCTGATGTTGTAGGAGAAGACCAAATCAGAATTAATGTCCCTTCTTATATTGGCTATATAGACCCTAATGCATCTTATCTTAAATTTAGTTTAACTATTGAAAATGCGAGAGGTTGTCTTGTTCCCGATAAAGATTGTGGGGGCCACGCTCTCATTCGTAATTTAGAAATAAGAGATGGTGGAAATAAAAGTCAAATTGAATATTGTGAAGATTACAACGCAAATTATGCTTTACTTTCTAATTATACTAAACAAAATTCTATTTCACATAAAAGAGATTTATTTATAGGTCAAGTTTCCAAATTAGGAGATAGAATATATGACCCTTCCTTATATTATGCTTCCCCTCCCGCTCTTGGTGGAACTATTACTGCCCCAACGGGTGTTGCAAAAACCCCTACTAATCCAACTTTACAATTGCCTTTGAATTGTGGTTTATGGAAACAAGGACAAGTAATTCCAGTTGGAGCTATGAATGGTTTACGACTTACAATTGATACGGAACACCAATTGAGAGCATTAATGTATCTTGGAGATGAACGAAGGTTGTTTAGTGATAAAACTGCTATTGTAGCAAGTCGCACACTTGTTTTTGATGATGGAGCCGGAAACAATATTAAACAGCCTTTGGCAACTGCTAATGTTCCAGCATTAAACGATATTAGAGGTGTGGGAATTGCTTTAACTATATTCGGTATTGAATTAAATATGACTGCAAGAGAAACTTGCCCTTTTGATGTTAATGATATTCTATATATTTCCGATGTCGCAGGCGGAAATGCTAATGAAGAAAAATTAGGAACTATTGTTGGTTTTTCCCAATCGGCAGGTAATCGTTGCGTTGTTTCTTATGTTCCCGATAGAGATACGGGAGTTGGTATTCAAATTAATCACCCTTCCGCAACATCGCAAGTTTATATAAAATTAGCAGATAGAACAGTAGCTCATCAAGTCGTAGATGTAAGTGATATAAATGTTAATACAAAATCAAGAACTATTCTTGCCCCAACATATAGAATGAGTAACATAGAATTAATAGTCCAGCAGATTTCTCCTCCGGCTCAATATGTAGCATCAACTATGAAAGCAGTTCAAGGAGAAAAAGGAATTCAAATGGATATTATGGCTTATGAACTTCATAGACATAATCAGAATAATATTCAAGGTTTACAACAGATAGTTATTCCAACAAGAATGCGAAGGGCAAAATCTCTTTTTAGTCAACCATTAGCAGTTAATCGTTTTAGAAATCTTATTGGTTCTTCCTTTCAAGGTATAGCTGATGCAGCCCGAAGTTATGAGTGGATTTATGGAACTAAACATTATCCAACCCGTCTTGCTCCTCTTGCTCGTTATTCTCAACAGAGCCCAAACGGTAATCGTGACCGATTTAAAACAGAAGCATTACATTCTTCGGAATTACAGAAAGCAATTCTTAATGTTAATGAGCGTGTTTTATCTTTGCAGAGAATTCCCGAACATTTTGCAATCGCAAGAGGTTTAACTAAATACGGGCAGATTATGGACTTATCTAATCAGACATTATCTTTAAGAGTTGATTATTTAGGAACGGCTGCTGTTAATAAACTATTTAATAATTATGTTTACGGATTAAGAAGAATAATAATTAATAAAGATGGAGTGCAAGGATTTAATTAAATTATTTTTATAATTATTTTTTCATTTATTTTTTTATTTTAGTTTTTATTATTAAAAATTTTATTTATAATTAATATATTTATAAATAATATATAAATATGTCCTTCAATATAGTTAATGTAGAAAAGTTTGAGGTTTTGCCTAATAACCAACCAAATAATAATACTTATTCTTTCAGAGGTGGAACTCCCATTATTTCTATTAATGTTCCAGCACAAGCTAAATTACTTCGTCCTTCTTCTGTAAGAATTAATGGAAGACTTCGTGTTATGACAGCTGCTCGTGGTTTAACAGACCCTAACAACATTAGAGGTGCAGGTGTTGTTGATATTAAATTGCCAAGTCGTGTTGGTGTAAATGGTGTAATTCAGAATATAAATATTGCATCAGAAGCAACTAATCAGACTTTGGAAAGTGTTAGACAATATGGACGATTAGTAAATCATATTTTAAGTAATACACATTCTCCCGATGATTTCCAATCTGAAAAGGCAGTAACTAATCTTTGTTCTGCACTTCAAGGCACAACAGATAATTTGCTTATACAAGATACGGATTTTAGTATTCCTTTATATTGTGGTATGTTTATGGGTGGAAACCCTATTCCTCTTTCCAGTAATGGTGTAAATGGTCTAACAATCAATTTAGAATTAGCAAGTGATAATCAAGCTTTAAATGGAGTAAATGCCGGAGATAATGCGGGTGCATTTTATGAAATAAGTAATGTTTCCCTATCGGGTGATTATCTTATACCCGATGATGAAGGTATGAAAAAATTAAGTGTTGCGGGGACTGGTGCTTTTCAGTATAATTCCTATTCGTCATTATATTCTGTTATTAATTCTTCTGACAGCACCCAAACTTATAATTTAGCAAATAGTAATGTTTTAAGTATAGTCCATTCTTTCCTTCCAGTTTCTCATTCTAATAATTACGCACAAAATAGCTTTGCAAATGGTGAACTATTAAATACTGATGGAGCGGGAGCATATAATCAACCAGTAGTTTTAAATAAAGTTTCATTTTCTCGTGGTGGTGTAAAACTTGGTTTTGATTATGAATTTGATACTCAAACTAATTCCACAGAAGGAAGACCCGAAACCCAAGTCAATATTAATGCCCTTAATGCTTTTAAAGATTTTAGCAAAGCAAGTAGATTTTTAAACCAACCACAGTTAGACGGGTTCGGAGGTCGTGATTTAATCCCATCGTTAGATAGTGTAGATGAACTTTTTTCTACTGCCCCAGTTGGAGCAGGAACTAATACAACAAGTGGACGACAGACAACGCAGGAAGTAGATGTAGGAGTTAGAAATTTCCTAATTGGTTTAGCATTAGATAGGGTTTCTGATGTTGGAGTAAATTTTAAAGGTAATTCATATTCAACCCGTATTCAATCCACATTAGATGGTAATTCACCTAATGCAATTTTTACTTATGTATTAAGTAAAAATATTTTACAATACAGCCCAAATGGAATTATGGTTCAATCGTAATTTAAATTTGTTTTTATTTTTTTATTAAAAATTTTATTTATAATTAATATATTTATAAATAATATATAAAATATGTCGTTGCCTAATATTATGATAAATAAACCTTTGCCTACTATTAGTAATATGGAAGTTGATACAGAAGTTTTAGACCCCATATCTTCATCTAATCAAGAAGTAGTTTTTCAAATTCCGAAAAATGGTATACTTGATGGAGGTAGTTTTGTTTCTCTTGCTGTTCGTGTTCCTTCGGGTTTAGCAAATGCTCTTGTTAATGCTAATGGAACTTCTAATGCTTTTTTACCTATGGAAACGGGCATATATGGTCTTGTTAGGTCAGCTCAATTGACTATTGGTTCAAAAGTTATAGCAAGTAATGAAGATTTCGGACATTATGCAACTATGATGCGAAAATTTGAAACTCCCGAACATAGAGCCTATGTAGAGCAAGTAAAAGCAGGAAATAGTCTTGATAGATACGGTGGAATTGGTAGTGGTAGAGTTTGCCCCAAAGATTTATTAGTTGGAGTAGAAGCAGATAATAATACTGGAAGACTTGAAACCCCGCATTTTATTCGTCCTACTGATGATGATGCAACAACTCCCGTTTTTTCTGTTCCTCTATCTTTTCTAATCCCTATGATGAGAAGTCGTCAGTTGCCAGTTTTTGCTATTAAAGAAAATTGTTATTTAAGAATTCAGTTTAATTCTCAAACTCACGGACAACAAGCAGGAGCAAGTTATGGTAATATTTGTTGTTTTTCTGATTTGAACGGAAACGGAGCTCCACAAGCAGCTATTACACCTTTGCCAAGTTTACCAAATATTAAATTCTATTCAGACCATCTATATTATCCCGAACAGATAATGAACCAAACATTACAACAGATGAATTCTGATAAAGGAATGAATATGGTATACGAGGATATAGTTTTAACTAATACACAAATTCAGCAAGGAGCAAACCCAGCTGCCCCCGCAATTTCTAATACTAATGTAGAAAGACAAATTGCAGTAAGTGGAAAAACTGTTAGAAATCTTATGATACAGCAAAAAACAGTAGGACAGAATAGCTCTATTCTCGGGCCTTATATTTCCCATACTACAACGGCAAATGATGATTATAATTTTAGAATTAATGACAGTAGATATTATGATAGAAATTTAGAAAATCCGTGTATGAAATATAATGAACTTGCCAAAGTTCTTTCTAAACCACTTCAAGTTCCACCCCAAATGTATTCGGGTAATCCCGAAAGTAACAAACAGAGAGCAGATGGACGAGCAGACGGAAATAGTGTTTATATTGGTGGAATAAATGGAGTTGTTCTCCCCGATGGAAATAATGCCCCCGCCTCTTTTAGACAAGACCAATTGCAGAGAACAAGTCATTATATAGGAGTTGATTTAACAACAACGGGATTTAATGTTTTAGGTAATGGAAAAAGAATTGGAGTTAAACCAATTATCCTTCAATATAATAAAAAGAATGTAAATAATGATAGAGGAGCAACAGAAATGCGAATTTATGCAAATGTAGAAAGAGTATTAATGTTTAAGAATGGAACAGCTATGGTTTCTGCCTAATTATTACTTTTATCATAAGGTTCAATTATTTTTTTTATTTTTTTTATACCATTTTCTTTTATAAAGTTTCTTACATATTTACAATCTTTATCGGGGCAGCTATAAAATGCAAATCCATAATATGTATTACAAAAGTTACAATAAGACATACTTTTATATAAATATATATTCTTATTATATATTTATAAATGTCTAAATTTATTTTATTGGAATGTAATAGAGATAGAGCTATAAACATAAACCAACAGACAGAACTAAAAGATGAATTTAAAAATACTTGGACTAATCAAGTGTCAAATTCGGGAATTATTGTTAATTCGGGTGATGTTTTAACCATAGACCAATCAATAGTTAATGTAAAAGGTGCATCAACAGAGGTTATGGAATTCACGGGAAATAATAATTTAAATAATGTAGTAGACAATAGAATAGGAATTGATGTTGCTTATTATATAAATCATACTGGAAAAAATACTGGTAATATGCCTATGATAGGACATAAAATATTCAGAGGTGTTGGAGATTTAAGAAATGTAGTATCAAATACAACGGGAGGTGGAAATGTTCCCGATGGTGGAAATACTTTTGTAGCAGGCGACCAAAGATTAGCATACACCATAACAAGATTTCAAAATTCAATAGGGGATAGGTCATTAGGTGAAACTTTTTTTATGAATTTTCCTTTTGGAAATAATATGGCTCCCGCCGCAATTCTTGACCCTTATGATAATACAACACCTTTTGTTAATCAATTAACTATACCTAATACGGGGAAAGTATTTAAAATATCATTATTAACAAGAGGTGGAGGATTAGCAGGAAATGCTGATACGGGATATGTAGCCGGAACTGAATATGGAATAGCAACTAATGATACAGCCGCACAAGGAACAACGATGAAATTTAAAGTTTTAACAGTTCAGACTATGGGTAGTATACCAAATGTTATTGAAACTTTTGAAATAACAGATTTTGGAGATAAAGACTTTAACGGAGTTCCAAATGACGCACAACCACATATTACAATAACTTTAACACTTCCAGCTGCGAAAGGAACAAGCCAAGTTTTTAAAATAGATGATTTATTAAATTCTAATTATAAAAGTTCAGATATAAGAAGATTTGATGGAGAAAGATATTTTCCATTAAATATAGGATTTACGGGATTAGCATTTTTTGAAGATGCTTTTATAGCAAGAACTGATGGATTAGCCCCTCCCACAATAGATGCTAATTTTGATTTAGATAAAATGCAACAACAACCCTTTTTAAGAGAAAAAGAAGTTACATTACAAGTGCCAAAAGGTTTTTTAACTCCATCTAATGTTGCAAATATATTAACAGAACAATTAGCAAGACCCGAAAGAATTGATGAGTTGAATAATAATGGAGATTTTATTGATGTAAATAAAATAGATTTTTTCCAT